GGCAACGCCTTCCTCCAGGTGGAGAAGGCTGGCTATCGAGGCAAGGCTGCCTACGACCTCGTGAACGCCGCAGCGAAGGCCTCAGCCATCACGGGTGGGGATGTGGTCTCGACCACTCAGTCCGTCGTCGCCATCCAGCGCCTGCAAATCGCTCGGGGGATGAGCGTTGCTGCCATCTCTGACCTGCTCGTGCAAGCGAACAAGAGTCACGTCGGATCGCTGGAGCAACTGACCGGCGTGCTCAGTGGCAAGGTCGGAGGCGCACTCGCTGCTGCTGGCCTGAACCTCGCTGAGATGGCCTCAGTCTCCTCCGTAGCGTCTCAGGCTGGCTTCGGTACTGCGAAGGCTTACACCTCACTCGCAACGGGTCTAGAGAAGGTGGAGAACCCCACCTCTGCCTACGCCAAGAACCTCAAGGGACTAGGGCTGAACGCCGAGACACTTGCCGCCACTGCTCGCAAGCCTGGCACCGGCCTCGTGGACGTGCTGAAGATGCTGGAAACGCAGTCACGCAAGACCGGTATCCCCATGAACACGCTCATCAAGGACACGTTCGGCCCTGCCTCCATCGGTCTCGTCTCGACCCTCGCCAAGAACCTGAACCAAGTCGCCGACGCTAACAAGAACCTGCAAGGCGCAAGCGGTGCAAAACTCGACCTCACCTTCGGGCTGACCTCTCAGCAACTGAACTTCAAGCTCAAGAAGTTAGAGACGGAATCCAAGAACGCCCTCACCGGCTTCGGACTGGCGATGCTCCCCACCGTAGACACACTGGCGAACTGGACGGAGAACGCTGTCAAGTTCTTCAGCACTCACCCCATCGTTCAGCAGATTGCCTCGGACACCGCTCTCACCGTCTTCGGTGCATCGGTGGCCTTCAAGGTCACGCAGGCCATTGGCAAGATTCCCGGACTCGGCACCGTGCTCGGAAAGATACCTGGGCTCGGCAACATTTTCAAGACCACTGACACCGCCCTGCTCGAAGAAATTGCCGCTAACACCGCCATCACCGCCGCCGAGGGTGCAGGTGGCAAGGCCAGCATCGTCAATGCAGTCGGTAGCAAGTTGCTCGCCTTAGGTGGAGCGTCACTTCTCGGCACCGCTTCCAAGTTCGCTCCGCTCTTCGAGACGGGTGGACTGTTCGGGGCAGTAATGGCTGCCGACGCTCTTACGCCAGGTCAAACAACCGCCCAGACATTCACGTCCAAGCAAATCCCACAGCTCGACAAGGCACTCAAGCAAAGCAACTACACCGCAGCGCAAATTGCCTACATCAACGCCATGATGAAGCAGCAGGGATTGACTGCTGACCTCGAGTTCGACCCGACGAACCCTAACGCTCACCCACTGAACTTATTCCAGGGAAACATGCAGGCCGCCTACGCCAGCAACAACTTCGCTCAAACGTTCGCAGGATACCGCCCAGGGCAGTTCCAGACCTACGGCAAGACCACCATCAACTTGACCATCAAGGCTCATGGCTGAGTTCCAAAACAACACCGGCGCTAATGAGACATGGAACATCGCCATCGACGTGAGCGCCATCGCCAACGCCCTCGTCGCTAACCCTGCCTTCATCAAGGCCGTCGCTGAGGCCATCCGCATCTCGCAGACGAAACAGGTACGCTCGATGGGGAACCTGTACGGACACGCTGCTCAGCAACAGAAGCCAGCACCTACGACGAAGCGGAGGCTCCGATGACCACCATCGCATCGCTTCCAGTCATCGACGTATGGATTGGCTTCAACCCCACGAACTTCATCGCCTCGACTGGTCAGGCTCTCCCTGCCTCGGGAACCTCGAACTCCTACTGGACCTATGTGGGCAAGTACGTCCGAGACTTCTCGACTCGAACCGGAAAGCAGCACTACCTCGATCGGGTCGAAGCATCGACGCTGAAGATGACGCTCAACAACCGAGACGGCTTCTTCAACAACACGAACCAAATCGCCCCTCGGATGCCGGTCGCTGTTCAGGCCACCTGGAGCGGCACGACCTACCCCATCTACTTCGGCATTATTGACACCATCCGAGAGAAGGTCGGCGACCAACTCAACTCGGACCTCGACATCGAAGCCACCGACCTGACGAAGTACCTGAGCCTCAAGTACCTCTATCGCCCCTCATTCTGGGCGACCTACGCCAACTCCACCGCAACTAAGTCTTGGTATCGCTGCTCCAACTACTCCAGCACCGTCGTCACTTCTGCAGTCGGCAACGGCTCGAGCATCACTTACTACTGCACCAGCAACTCCTTCAAGGTGGGTGAATACGTCACCGTCTCGGGCCTCGGTGGGCTCACTACCCTCAACCAAGCGAACGTCCCCGTCTCCTCAGTCACGAACACGTCATTCACCACGACAATCTCCGGCGTGACCGCTACCTCAACGTCGGCAGGCGTGGCCTACTCGACGAACGTAGTGGACCAGACCGGCACCTCAGCGAGCGGCACCTTCTTCGGGCAGTTGTCCTACCCCAATCACGGCGTGTTGATCTACGACACGAACGGCTGCGTGGACCTCTCGGGAGCCAACAACCTCGGCGCTGGTGTCATCGCCCTACCCTCGCAGTCGGGCATCGGGGCGATTGACTTCTGGATTCTCGGGCAGGTCACGAACAACCAGACCGTCACTCAGGTCATCAACGGCTCCACGACTATCACGATGAGGGTCGGCACCTCGGGCAAATTAGAGGCGCTCGTCGGCTCGACTGTCACCTCCTCGGGCATCGCAGTCAATGACGGCTACTGGCACCACGTCGGCATCGTCACGTTCACCGTGAGCGGCACCTCGACGACGTACCTCTACTGCGACGGCACCTTCACCGGCATCTCCGGCGTGACGGCCTCAAGCCTCAGCACCTCGGGCCTGCTGTTCATCGGTGGCGCAGGACTGACCCCTTCGTTCAACGGGCAGGTGGACGAGATTGTCATCTCCAACACCTCCTCCTCGCTCGATGCGCAAGTCCAACAGCGTTACCGTGCAGGGACGATGCTGCAGCTCGGCTTCCCCGTCACCGGCAACAAGGTCCTCTCGGGCGACCGCATCGCTGAAGTCCTGACCCTCGCAGGCTGGGGCACCATCAACAACGACGGCGGCCTCGTCAATCCCTGCACGCTCAGCGTATCTAACTACAAGATTGCCAACCTCTACCAGACTGCCGTGAGTTACGTCTACGGAGCCTCTTCGAACGGCTACGCCTCTGTAGAGCCCTACTACTGGGACTCACCCGTCACTGGCTCTACCGCCCTCGACCTCATCCAGCAGGTCACAGACACCGACTTAGGCTCGTTCTATCAGATGCCTGACGGGACGTTCCGCTTCGACACGCAGAACTACTTCGGAACGTGGGCGTGGAATTCGACGACCAAGACCGGAACGTGGACTCCGACCTCGAGCGCATCGTCCTACACCTGGAGCGACACGGCAAGCGGAGCCCTGCACTACGACGGGCCCTCGGCTGAGGTCATCTTCGACGACGCTGACACATGGACGACCGTGCGGATCACTCCGCAATCGGGCACGGACCAGATCTATGAGAACGTGACCGCCGAGGCTCGCTGGGGCTTCTCCACCCTGAGCAAGAGCTCGACGGTCTCCACCTCGCTCGACGACGCTCTGAGCACCGCCAACTTCCTCGGCTACCTCTACCGCCAGCCCCTCTGGCGAGTGAACAACGTCACCCTCCTGAGCGAGACGAGCAACGGAGCGAACCTGCCCTCCATGCTGGACGCAGGACTCGGAGACATCATCTCCTTCGAGCGCACCATGCCTAACGCCTCGGGAGCGAACGCTATTAGTGCTCGCATGGTCATCGAGAGCATCACGCACGACTTCGTGGCTGACCCTGGCACCTGGCACTCCTCATTCGTCCTCGACCCCTATCCGGTGCACAACTAATGGTCATAAAGAACTCCTCAACCTACGGCGCATCACTCACCTCTCTGGGCGACGGCTCAGACGCTTCATTCTGGCGACAGGGTGGGGCGTGGGATAGCGGCACGCCAAGCAGCACCGCAATCACCGTCGGCACGAGCTACAACGCCATCGCCGCAATCACGGGCTACGCAGGGCCGAACACCGCTCCGGCTGGATTCACGACCTACCTCATCATGTTCAACTTCGGCAACACCGGCTCTCTGCCCTCAGCAGACACGCAGGTCTACGCCGGTCTAGGTCTCGACAACACCGGCACAGGCCTCATCATGGACTACCAAGTCGGCTACACCACGAAGCAGGAAGCGGCGGCCTTCTCGGGCTCGTTCATCTACAACGCCCCCGACACCCAGCCCTTCAACCTGTACCTCTACGCAAAGACCGGCGGCGGCACGATGCACATCGCCTTCGCCCACATCACCGTTATCGGCATCAACTAAGGAGAATCATGAACGACACACGCCAAGCAATCGTGCAGTGGGCTCAGTGGGCTCACGCAAACAG